TACTTTAACAAACATCCCTTCGACTCTTTTATCATCGTAATTAATATCATCTTTTTCTATTTCCATCTTGCTGGTATTGATTATAAATCCTCTAATAATCATTTAATCATTCTCCTGTTAACGCCTACTTCACGCCTACCGCACATCTACAACAACTGTCGGCTAACTCCTCAATGCTGTCGGTTGATGTGGGACGTTCATGTTTCGCCCGTAACTTGTTCACACTCAAGCACTTAGCCTTCCTTCGGCGCAGCCGAATTTCTGTCTGCCACACTACTATAGCACATAACCCGAGCCATGTCAAGTGTCCTGTTTAGGTGACAGTCTCTTTTCTTCTCTATTATCTTCTTATATATATAATATAATATATAAATATATATAATAAAGATATAATAGATAAGAGTGTCATCCCTAAAGGACACGAAACCCTACGACCCTACTACTTGAACCCACTGTGCCAGCAAAAACGCCCAAAAACGCAGTAAACCCGCATAAACATTGACGTTTTCCTTCGTTCGAGCCGTGTTTAAACGTGTTCCTAGCGTCCGAGCTTAGCCGACGTTGTGAGGGGTCATTCTAAAACGTTCGACAGTCTGCAGTAAACGTGAAAGGCTCCTAACAGATGAATTAATTAAGGCTACAAATAGAAAAGGCTCCTAAGGATTTTTAGTCCCTAGGAGCCTTTTACTATCGCTTGAGTTTGTTTCTACTTCTTTGTTTGCGAAGCAACGATGCCCGGCTTGATGAGGTTCACGGCGTCTTCGATGCTGACTCCGGTTGCTACTGAGTAGTTCCTGACTACCAACCGGAATTGACGCTGCACATCCTCTGACCAAGTTGCGTCCACGTATTCGGCAATCGGGTCAGACGCCGCTGTGTATTGCGCGTCGTTGTAGCCGTCGAGAAGATAGCCAACAATCAGCTTCTCGTCTTGAGTCTTCGTGATGTCCATGAATTCGGTCAGAGTCGCCGGGAGCGTTTCCGGCTTGCTCAAATCGAATGCTTCCCATGTGACCATCTGAGGGTTCTTGCCTCTCGTTTGTCCTACGCGAGCGCGAGTCCCTTTGCCTGTTCGTGAGGCATTGGCTTTGTCAAGCTCTGCCTGCTTCTCTTCTAGCTCTTTCTCTCGCGCCGTTTTCTGCTCTTCGCTCATTTGATTTCCTTTCTAGCCTTGATTGACTATGAGAACATTCTACCACAAAAGAGAAAGCCTGTCAAGTCTTTAGTTTGTGTCCTAAAGAGATGACAGGCTTTTCAGGTTGTGAAGTTTTGGTTATTTTTCCGGCCTAACTGAGAAGCCTTTTACAGCTTTGTGTATTACTGGATAGTTACCATATGTTTCAGTAGATATCTGACCCATTGGTAACTCTATGACTGTATGCACACGAGCTATTTCTATTAGTGTGCCATTCATATAGATGATGTTTACTATCATTGGTTTATTCTCCTGCGTAATAATCAGCCGCAACCGTGCGAAGCTGACGAGTGATTGTGCGATGTCGTTCTGTTCTATCGACTCCGATAGCGGCTACAACTGGTATTGCTAAGCTGAGATTGTCTCCGTCGATGTATCTCATCGGACGGCGGATGATGGAATACTGAGCCGGAATTGTGCCGCAACACGAGCAGTGAATACGGCTCGAGTGATTGACGGAGTAGCAGATAGAGCATTCGTAAGTTTTCATACTAACCTGGCCCTAGCTGCATCAATGTTTGCAACTGCCTCAGAGACTAGCTTTGCTTCATACTCCTGAGTGCAGGCAGTTGTCTTGACTAGCCGATTCAAAATCTTTATGGCTGTCTTGAGCTGATTGATAGCATCTGATACAACGAGGTTATCTAAGCTGTTCATACGTCACACTCCTATCAATTAGACATGCAATTCATATGCCGCTTATTGATTCATTATAATACTAGTGTAATCATTACATTTGCTTTATGTTCGCTGTGTAAAACTTATACTATCATGTAATAATTACATCCAACAATTACATAGCGAACAAATAGCGAAATGGAATAATGATTGCATGTAGTAATATAGTATGCAAACTTTATGCCATCAATCATATGCATATCTTATGCCATGCCGGGGTATATGCCCCTTTTTATAATCGGAGTCCCGTTGCTCTCCGCCGGGGAATATCCAACACGCTCTAGTAAAATAAAAACAAAATAATTCTTTATAATAAGAAAAAATAATAAATAAAAATGAAAAATTCAACTATCTGAAAAGTTCAGATAAGATTACAATAAACTGGCGTAATTCTGAAGAAAATAATGATTGACTTTTTAGGGCGGCTCGACAACTATGAGGCATGTCACGACGTGGTAGCAAGATTCAAGAGGAGAATTTAAGAAGTTTATATGAAGTAGAAATTAATGAAGCTTTAAATAAATTAAGACCTAATAAAGATATTGAACAAGCTAAAAGATTATTAAATAAAATTAGAGTATTAATAGATAGACAATGTTGGATTATTCGTGATGATTGGTCTGAATATACAGTATTTGAAAATACTGCAGCACATAGATTATCATATGAATTATTTGTTGGTATTACAATTAAAAATATATGCCATAAATGTGATAGGAAAGGATGTATAAATTATAATCATTTCTTCCAAGGAACAAATAAAGATAATATAGAAGATTATAAAACTAAACGAGATAAATTTAAAATGATGCGTAGATATCAAGCTATGCGTTATCATGATGAGAGCGGTGGTTTAATTGCTACTAACCCAAATAAAATTATAAAACCTAGATTTGACTTCTCTTGAAGGTTTGCAATGTTTCTAAATAAAGACGAAGTAAAAAAACGATTAAACAATCCAATGAATTTGATTAATCAGATGAATAATAGAGTTTCGTCTAATAGTAAAACTAATGCTATGAGTTTATTTATTAGACCAGTAGAAAAGAATATCACAGGTTCTAATGGAAATAAAACTGTAATAAAAGAAGCCGCGCCGAGCCAAGAAGTAGCGGTCACATTCAATAATCCATTCAGCAAATCTATTATAATTCAAGAAGAACCAACGACTGATGAATTAATAAAAGATTCTGATGCTAAAGTTAAACTAGCTTTAGCTCATGATAATGCTATCGAATTACTTAATAGAGGTATTAATATGATGACTACTAAATTAGATAACGTCAAACCTGAAAAGCTTCCATCTGTTATCAATGCTGCAAGCAAAGTTGTTGATAACATTCGTCGTGAACGAATTGAACGTTCAAAGACTGAGAAAGATCAGGAAGTTCATTTCCATTTCTACGAACCAGCAAGAAAACAACTATCAGAATATGAAGTAATTGAAGTAAGTAGTTAATATGAAAAATAAAATAATTAAAAGTGAAGGTTATCATCCAGCTAATATACCGACAGCTGATGTTAACCAAAAACAAGATGAGGAAGCTCCTAACTCAGAGCGTATTATAGTTAGGAATAATATTGTCTTATATGATGCAAATGAGAGGCCACTAATACGTAAAATTGGTTTTTAAGATTTTATGATTCAATTTAATGAACCTGCTAATAGAATAGTTAAAGAAATTAGACCAACTGAAAAACAAGAACAATTATTATCAATACCAGACGAAGTATTCGAAGCTCTTTATGGCGGTGCGGCTTATGGTGGTAAATCTTTTATATTAACATTATTACCATTAATAAGAGGTTGGTATAAAGCTAAAGGATTCAAAGGAATTATTCTTCGTAGAAAATTTCCAGACTTAGAACGTGAAAACATAAGATTAAGTAAAGAGTATTATCCTAAGACTGGCGGAATATATAATGAGACAAAACATTCTTGGCATTGGCCTGAGTTTAGTTCATATGTAGATTTCGGACACATACAACATTCATCAGATGTTAAGCAATATGACTCGTCTCAGTATAATTACGCATTCTACGACGAACTTACACACTTCGAAGAAGCTAGCTATATGTATTTAGTTGGAAGTCGCGTTCGTCCAAGTTCAAGTTTTAACATCGCATTAGTTAGAAGTGGTAGTAATCCTGGAGGGATTGGACAGACATTCGTATACAATAGATTCGTTAAGCCAGATGAAGCTGGTGGTAAATTAATATTAGATAAAAAGACAGGTTTAACTAGAATTTATATCAGAGCATTACTGCAAGATAATCCATATGGTTTAGAATATGATCCTCGGTATGCTGATAAATTAGAACTATTACCAGAAGCCGAAAAACGTGCAAAAAAATATGGTGATTGGCACGCATTTAGAGGATCAGTATTTACCACTTTTAGACCTATTCGATTTCCATCTGAACCAGATAACGCACTGCATGTCATTGAACCGTTTATTATACCAGAGTGGTGGCCCCGAATTATGTCTATTGACTGGGGCAAACGGGCAATGTGTCATGCAATGTGGGCAGCAATCAGTCCAGACAAAAGAGTATATGTGTATAGAGAAAGAGGATGGAAGAATAGAGATATCTCCTATTGGGGAAGTGAGATAAGAGAGATAAATGATGAGAATCATGAACATATTCTTCATACAACAATTTGTGGAAGTGCTTGGCAAGACCGTGGAATTGAAACGATTGCGGATCAATTTCAACGTTATAGCGGTCTAGTTCCATCATCATCTGAGAATACTCCTGGTAGTCGTATTAGTGGATTACAATTAGTTCATGATTTTCTGAGATGGGAACAAAAAAAGAAAATATTAAATCGTGAAACTTTTTATGATTTCGTTAAAGCTCAAGAGATATACAGATTATACGGACCAGAAGCACTGGCTCGTTATAAATCTCAATTCTTTGATGAAGAAGATGAATCTAATATTCCTATTCTACAAGTATTCAATGCATGTCAAATATTAATAGAAGCTATCCCAATGTGTATTTATGATGATAAGAAGATTGAAGACATTGCTGAATTTGACGGAGATGACCCAATTGATAATCTTCGATATCTTTGTAAAACAATACGTAAATTTATTAACGGTGAATTAGGAATTAATATGGAAGAATCAATTAAACGTGAACAAGCAATTAGAGAATTAGAAGCTAGCAATGATATGACTAAATTTTATAGACAACTTGAACATATGGAAAAAGGTTCTAATGTTTCTGTTATGGCTACTCGTAGGCAGTCAAGGTTTAGTAGAATGAGGAGACATTAATAATATGAGAGTATTGATAGCATGTGAATTTTCTGGTAGAGTTAGAGAAGAATTTAGAAATTTAGGTCATGATGCTTATTCATGTGACTTATTATCGTCTGAAGATAATAGTCTATATCATATACAAGATGATGTTGTTAAACATTTGGATGATGGTTGGGATTTAATGATTGCTCATCCGCCATGCACCCATTTAGCAGTTAGTGGTGGGAGACATTTTAAATATAAAATTAAAGAGCAAAAAGAAGCATTAGATTTTGTTAAGTTATTAATGGATAGTTCAATACAAAAAATTGCTATTGAGAATCCAATTAGTGTTATAAGCTCTAAAATTAGAAAACCAGATCAAATTATTCAACCTTGGGAATTTGGACATAAAGAATCTAAATCAACTTGTTTATGGCTTAAAGGACTACCACTACTTAAACCTACAAATATAGTAAGAAATTCATTTCTATCTAAAACGAGTTTGAATCCTTTTGTTGGGGATTCTATTTGGAGAGAGCCTCCCGGAAAAGATAGACAGAAAAATAGAAGTAGGACATTTGTTGGTATAGCTAAAGCAATGGCAGAGCAGTGGGGAGGATTATTAAATGATTAGATTACTATTACGTCTATTGAATATTAGAGATTACGAAGTTTGTGCAAGTTGTGAAACTCTTAAAAAACAATTAGAGTTTGTCAATGCCGAGAAGAGAGATTTAACAGACACATTATTAAAGTTAGTTAATCCTACAATTATTCAGCAACCAATTTCTGAACTAAAATCAGCAGCCGCACCGGCTAAAACATTTTCACGTCGTCGGGCTGAATTAGAAAACTTTAATAGGCAAAGAGATAATGTTATTAAAACTAGTCCATTTTTAGCCAAGCCTGAAGACATAATTAAACCAACTCCTGAACAAGCTATTTCTGATTTAGAGAAAGAACTTCTACCAGAAACAGACGAGAGGATTAACAATGGCTAACGGAACAGCAACAGTCACCGGAAAAACTGGTGCAAATCAAACATTAACAGCGTCTGTATTTTCAAACGTTACAGGTTTCAATCTTCTTTTTGGTGATAACGTCTTAGCTATTACATATGGAACTCCTAGTAAAACTGCATATATTTCATTAGATGGCGTCACTGTAGTTAGCGATAGCATCTCAGGCGGAGTTCATACTTTAACAGTCAGTTAAGTTTAATATGCCTGCACGAAGTGCTAAGCAGTATAAATTTATGCAAATGATAGCTAACGACAAATCTACTAAAGGTATTGGTCCGTCTGAAGCTGTAGCTAAAGAAATTATCAGAAAGACACCTAAGAAAAAGAAATCACTATTCATGAAGAAAGATAAAAAATAATGACTCAAAATCCTAACAAATATATAGAGAATGATCAGATTGCTATTGATTTGAAAGTTGTAGCTGACGAATTCTATAAAGAAGATATTGAAACAAGAGAAATTCAAGTTAGATATTGGAAGCGATTAAAATATTATTGGAATAATTTTTCTCAGATTTATTGGTCTGACTCTGATAATGGATATCGAATCTTCGGCCATGATAGTTTTTCAATTGGAACTGATGACCAAGCTTATTATGACAAACCAGTAAACGTATTCAAAGCTTTTCTGGAAACAATTATCGCTGCACTCAGTGTGCAAATACCAGCAGTTAATTGTGTTCCGGATGATGCTGATGATGCTTTAGATATTAGCACTGCAAAGGCTGGAAATCTGATATCTTCACAGATTTACAAACATAATAATACAATATTACTATGGTTACAAGCATTATATGTCTATTGCACAGAAGGTCTTATTGCTATGTATACTTATACACATGAAAGTGAAGAATATGGAACTTATAAAGAGAAAAAATATAAACGTGAAGAAGTTGATGGTTATGCTTGTCCTAATTGTGGAATTGAACTTGACGAAGACTTGCTAATGCAAGCAAAATTAATTAAACAATCACAAGAAGATCAATTCGATCCTAATGATAATGATAGTGAATTAGATTATTTAAATGAGTCTGAACCTATTAATGAAATTGAACAAATTGTTTGCCCACAATGTTCAACAGCAATTGATCCGAACTTAGAAAAGTCTAATCTAATTATTAACCGATTCGACGGCTTTACTACTAAACCTAAATCTCGTATTTGTATGGAAGTTTATGGTGGCTTATATGTGAAAGTTCCTCTATATGCTAAGAAACAATCCGATATGCCATATTTAATTTTCTCATATGAAACTCATTATGTTAATCCTTTACAAGAATATCCAGCATTACGAGATAAACTTCCACAGGGTGGTTGGTCTAATCAAGGGATGAATGATCCTTATGAACAGTATGCACGTTTAAATATTCAATATCGAGGAACATATCCTAGCAATACTGTAACAGTTAAAGAATGCTGGCTCAGACCGAGTTCATTTAATATTCTTCCAGCTGAGAAGTGTGATGAACTTAAAAAGAAGTATCCTAATGGTGCTAAAGTTGTATTTGTAAATGATATTTGTGCGCACTATTGTGCAGAATCTCTTGATGATCATTGGACATTAACTCATAATCCATTATCTGATTATCTTTCTCATGAACCTCTTGGTGAAGTATTAACAAATATTCAAGATATTGTAAATGATTTAATTTCTCTAACATTGCAAACAATTGAACATGGTATTGAACAAACATGGGCCGACCCGTCTGTTGTTAATTTTGACCAATACTCTCAACTAGAAGCGACTCCAGGAACGATAACTCCAACTAAGCAAGTAGCAAATAACAAGAATATCTCACAATCATTTCATTCTACTAAAACTGCTTCATTAAGTCCTGAAGTATTTAACTTCTATCGCATTATAAATGAACTTGGACAATTTGTATCTGGCG